AAATCAAACTTGGTGATGATGGGAAAATCAAAGGTGAAGATGATCTGATTTCAGGTCTTAAAACACAGCATCCTACCATGTTTGAAGCATCCAATGGTAATCAGCAGCAGAGTGGTAGCAGAAAGATTCTTGAAAACAACCTGCCGGGTGGAGATAAAGACAAGACAGTTACCAAAGAACAGTTCCTTAAGATGGGTTACAACGAAAGAATGAAACTCAAAGAGGAAAACCCGGAGTTATTCAAACAGTTAAATGTACACTAAGAAAGGTTAAAATGGTGAATTAAATGGCAAGAACAGGAAATTTTGGCGGTTTTGCTTTTGATGAAGAAGTATTTACCGGGATGATGCAGGAAGCTGACTACTGGACTACACCAATCATTGCTTCCGGCATCGTGCAGCAGGACAGTTCTATTATGGACTTGATCGGTGAGCATGGAAACGTGGCAACAATTCCAATCTATAAACCGATTGACGCAAATGAAAGCGGTATGGAAGCACTGAACAACGATGGTGAAACAAACAACACACCTGTTGAAATTAGCGGTGACAAACAGACTTGTATGCTTATTCAGAGAATGAAAGCATTCAAGGCTAAAGACTTCACAAAGGAATTAACTGGTGCTGACCCTATGACACTGATCAGAAATAAGATTGCAGGTTATTATGGTCAGGTTTGGGAAAAAGAACTGATGAACATTGCACAGGCAGTGTTAGCAGTTGCAGCACTTAGTGATCATGTACTTGATCTTACTAAAGGTACTAAGACAAACATTGAAGCAGGTACAATTTACGATGCAGAACAGGCAGCACTTGGTGATATGGCAGGTGGTCTTGGTCTGATGGTTATGCATTCCATGATCTTCAAAGAGTACAAGAAAATGGAAATGGTTGACTATGATAAGTATGTTGTCAACGGTGTAATTCAGAAAGAAATTACATTGCCGACTATCGCAGGTAAACACGTACTTGTAACTGATAGATTTACAGCTACAGGGGCAGGTACAGATGCGGTTTACAGCACATATCTGTTTGGTGAAGGTGCATTTTTATCTTGCGATAAGAACAACTATGAGAATCAGTATACAACCAACTATGACCCGGAAGCATCCGCAGGTATTGACAAGTTCTATACAAAGCAGGGTAAGGTGCTGCATCCGAATGGTCTTTCTTTAGCAGTTGATCAGATTGCAAAAGAATCACCGACTTATGCAGAACTTGGTAAGTCTGCAAACTACAGCCTTAAGTTCAATACAAAGAACGTTAAGATGGGTCTTATCAAGTCCAAGGTTGGTACAGCAGTTGTCTAAGAAAGGGTGATCTGATGATATTAGCAGTTGATGATGTAATGAAATTACCTGAATTTGCGGTGCAAAATGAAAAGGTGATTGAAGAAAAACTGAACGCTGCTGAACTTATGATCAGAGCATACACTAATAACAATTTTCAGAATCGGTTTGTTCGTTTTACCGCTGATAGTTTGGGTAATCGTTTGCTTAGAACATCAGATTTCTTAAAAGTGGGTGATACAGTTCAGATTTCACAGTCAATGGTGAATGATGGACTGTATACCATTACTGAAATTGGTGATGATTTCATCAGAGTTAATCAGGAGTTGTATAAAAGTACAAACCTGATCACTAAGGTTGAATATCCGGCTGATATTCGTGCAGGTGTGATTGAACTGCTTAAGTGGGATATTAAGAACAGACCGAAAACCGGGGTCAAGTCTGAAACGCTGTCAAGATACAGTGCAACTTACTTTGATCAGGATGCTAACAATCAGGTTATGGGCTATCCTGTTGCCCTACTTGGATTCTTAAAGCCTTATATAAAGGCTAGATTCTGATTATATGAGCGTTGGCGGTAACATTCAAGCATTGTTACAGGTAAAAAAGAACGGTGCTAAAAATGCCATAGGTGAGCGTGTAAACACATGGGTTGATTGTACATCAATCTTAGGTTGGTTGGACTTATCAACAGGTGATTCAAAGCACACAACTTTTTATGCCAAGGTTCAGGAAAGTACACACATTTTCTTGTGTGACTTTACCAACCTTAAGAATTTGTCAACTGATTGGGTTTGGAATCCATTCAGTTTTCTGACAGGTGTGATCAGTAAGACGGATGAACAGGAAACCGTTAATGTGACAAGTGACAATGCAAGAATGGTTGTAAATGGTGAAGTGTATGAAATCCTTCTGATTGATGACCCTATGAATATGCATGATCATTTAGAAATCTATTTAAGATTTATAGGGGGTCAGTAGTATGTCAGTTGAGTTTACAGATAACACAGCAAAAATTAAAGCTGCATTATCGGAAGGGGTTATTGGATTCCTTCACGAAGCAGGTGGTGAAATACAGGCACAGACCCAAAGGAACAGCCGGGTTGATACCGGACAAACAAAGGGGTCTTACAAATATATGGTTGATGAAGGAAAAGATGAATCAACTGTTGCTGTAGGTTCAGACCTTGAAAATGCGATTTGGGAAGAATTTGGTACTGGTGAATATGCACTGCATGGTGATGGAAGAAAAGGCGGTTGGGTTTATAAGAGTAAGAAAGACGGTAAATTTTACCATACTTACGGAAAAACACCACGACAACCACTCACGAAAGCATTTCAGAGTGTAGCCCCAAAGATAAAGAAACAGCTTGTAAATGTCATTAAACAGAATTTAGGGGGTTAATTATGGTTGATATGCTTGGTTTTATTTCTGATCAGCTTGATCAACTTGGTATTCCCTATGAATTTGGTGAATGGACAGGTGAAATTAGCTATCCTTACTTTGTCGGTTCGTTCAATGAAACTGAACACAGATTAGAGGACGGATATACAGGCGGTGTGTTTACACTTGACGGTTGGTCAAGGGGGTCAAAATTACCGCTTGCAGAAATAAATGACAAATTAAAAAAAGTATTTGAAGATTTAAGGGCAGTTCAGGAAGGAACTGCTTTTTTTATTACCTATTGGAACGGTTTAATGATTCCAACAGGTGAAGAAGACCTTTTTAGAATTACGATAACACTTAACACAAATGAGTGGAAAGGAGCATAAAAGAATGGGCTTAAAAAAGCATGGTATTACATCTGAAACTATCAAGAATATGATCTTGGGTGCAGGTGTCATTTACAAAAATCTTAAGTATGAGAAACCAAGCAATGGTTGGACTGGTACACCACTTGGTGCAACTTCCGGGGGTCTTAAGTTCAACTATGAGGCACAGTGGCTTGATGTTGAGGTGGACGGTGCAACGGTGCTGATCAAAGGTGTCAGTAAACAGAAGGTTGGTGAATCTGCCACACTTGAAGGTCAGATGACAGAACTTACAGAAGATATTCTTGTAAGTGCATTACACCTTGTAAAATCCACTTCCGAAGATACAACCTATGTCAAATATGTATCTAAGGAAAACATCACAGAAGCAGATTATCTTGAAAATGTTGCATATGTTGGAACACTTTCAAGCGGTAAAAATGTAATTATTATTTTACCGAACGCACTCTGCACAGAAGCGTTTGAACTGGAAACAAAGAACGCTGAACAGACAACATTTGCTGTCAAGTTTGAGTGTACAGCTGATCTTGAAAACGACAGCTTAAACAAGTTGGATATTGCTATTTACTATCCAAACGCTGTTGTGTAGGGGGGTGTGAATTATGCGAATTGTAGTAGTAAGAGAATATACAGACAAGTACACAGGTGAAGGTCATGTGATCGGTGAAAAACTGGATATGACAGAAGAGAGATTTGCAGAAATTCAGGACAAAGGAATGTTTGTGGTTGATATTTCTGATGAAGTAGTGCAGCAGGAAACACCTGCTGTATCTGCTGAACAGGTAGAAGATCAGGAACAGGAAACAGCAAGTGAACAGACTGAACCTGTTGAACATGAAGAAACATCTGCACCAAAACAGGATAAACCTGCAAAAGGTGGTAGAAGAAACAGATCGAAAAAAGAAAGTGAGGATAAATAATCATGGCAGATTTCAGATTTAAGGATTTAACAGTTGATAACGCATTTGACTTTTGTGAGGTTCTTGCAGTTATCGGAGTAGAACAGGTCATTGGTGCATTTGACAAAGACGAGATTCAGCAGTTGCAGGAATCCGGTACAGATATGAAAGAAGTTGGTATTGTCATTGCTATGAAGGTGTGTGGCATTCTGATCAAGAACATTTCAAAGGCAAGAAATGAAATCTGTAAGTTTTTTGCTAACTGTATGGAGTGGGACAACGGTACAGCGGTTACTGCTGATGATGTGAAGAAATTCAAGCTGAAACAGTTTGTTGTCATGGTGAAAGATTTTGCTAAGAAAGATGATCTTATGGATTTTTTCGAGGGTGTTGCCGAATTAGTGGGTACGGAACAGAACGATTCGATGAATGCTGCAACCGTAGATATGGTAACCCCTACAGCTATTTAGATAAAGCAATCAGCCGGGGGAAATTAGACGCTACTGTTAGAACAGTCCTGAAACAGGACAATGAAGATAAACAGTGGGACTTATACTGTGCAATCACAGCAAACCCACTTGCTGATGATGTTGGAAATTTTGAAGAATTTAAACAGCGGTTTATGAGTACAGCACCGAAAGTTGAAAAGACTGAACAAACTGAACAGACAATGAACAATGCACAGATTAAGTTACAGGTGGAAAAGGCAAATAAAATTCTGAATGGATTCGTGCCACCGTTGAAAGGGGGTGGCTAATCGTTGGATATTTTTTCGTTGGTCGGAAAAATAACGATCAATTACGCTGATGCGGTGAACAACATTGAAAAGGTTTCAAAGTCTGCAAAGGACACAGCTGAAACACTGGAAGATGTTGATAAAAAGGCAGATGGTGCAGGTGATTCAGTAGAAGATGCCGGACAAGCTGCCAAGAATGCAGACAGTGGATTTACGACATGGAAAGCCACGCTTGCGAATTTAACATCTACAGCAATCACAAAAGTAATTTCAGGATGTACACAGTTAGCTGAAAAAATGGCAGATGTGACAAAATCAGCGGTTGGTCACTATGCTGAATATGAACAGTTGGTTGGTGGTGTTGAAACACTATTCAAAGACAGTTCCGGTAAACTGATTGACTATGCTGAAAAGGCATATAAGACAGCCGGGATGAGTTCAAATCAGTACATGAATACAGCAACGTCATTTGCTGCTTCACTGATTCAGGGTCTTGGCGGTGATACTGCAAAAGCGGTTGAACTGACCAACCTTGCTATCACAGATATGTCAGATAACGCTAACAAGATGGGTACTGACATAGGTTCTATACAGGACGCTTATCAGGGTTTTGCAAAGCAAAATTACACGATGTTGGATAACCTGAAACTTGGTTATGGTGGTACACAGTCTGAAATGATCAGATTGATAAATGATTCAGGTGTACTTGGTGAAAAGATTGAAAGTTTGGATAACGTAACGTTTGACCAAATGATTGAAGCTATTCACAAGATTCAGGATAACTTAGGTATAACCGGAACAACAGCACTTGAAGCAGGTACTACAATATCAGGTTCATGGAGTTCAGTACAGGCATTGTTTGAAAATATCCTTACAAAAGTAGGTTCAAAACTTGCACCTACTGTTATGGGATTTTTACAGCAGTTGTCAGACTGGATGGAAACAATAGACTGGGATGCGTTTGCAACGTCTGTCGGTGATGCCCTACAAAGGGTATTTGACTGGATTCAAAAAATTGATTTTACAACATTCTTTGAAAAAGGAATGGACGGTGTTGAAAACTTCCTTGAAAAACTAGGTGGTCTTATTGAAGATGTGCCTAAGATTATTCAAACGTTCAAGGATTGGTCACCACTTATAGCCGGAGTTGCTGCCGGGTTCGTAACCTTAAAGGTTGCAATGGCAATATCATCATTGATTAGTGCCATAACAACAGCATGGACAGCATACAAAACAGCAAACGAAGGTGCTACTATTGCACAGAGGCTTTTCAATGCTGCATTAAATGCTAACTCTATAGTTCTTATAGTCACGCTTGTGGCAGGGCTTGTGGTTGCACTGATCACACTATGGAATACCAATGATGGATTCAGAGAAGCAGTCACAAATGCTTGGGAAAAAATAAAGGAAGTCTTTGGTACGGTTATTGACGCTATCAAAGGCTTTTTTAGTGGATTGGTGGAGAAAGTACAGACTGCATGGGAATCTGTAAAAGAAGCAGTAAGTACCGCCATTGAAGCAATCAAAGGATTCTTCACAGGTTTAGTTGATTCAATCAAACAGGCTTGGGAGAACATCAAAACGGCAATATCTGAAAAAATAGATGCCATAAAAGAAACAGTAACCAATGTGTTTACTGCAATAGCTGATACTGTAAGTGCAGTGTGGGAAACAATCAAGAATGCGGTACAGGTTGCCATCATGTTTATTGGTGAAATCATCAGTGCTGCATTTCAGATCATCACAATGCCTTGGATGTTTATATGGGAAAACTGCAAGGAATATATCATTGCAGCTTGGGAGTTTATCAAGAACGCTGTATCAACAGCCCTTAATGCAATCTCAACCACCATCAGCAATATTTGGAATGCTATTGTTGGATTCCTGACCCCTATATTGGACGGTATTAAAAATACATTTACAACAATATGGGAAGCAATAAAAACAGCGGTATCAACCGCAATCAACAACATTCAGACGGTTATTACAACCGTATGGAATGCCATTGTTTCATTCCTTAAGCCAATACTGGAAGGTATCAAGAATACATTTACAACTGTATGGAATGCGATAAAATCAACCATTTCTACAGTGCTGAATGCAATTCAGACTACGATTACAAATATTTGGAATGCAATCAAAACGACTGTGACCAATGTGATCAATTCGATTAAGTCAGTAATCAGCAGTGTGTTCAATGCAATTAAGTCTACTATTTCAAGTATACTGAACAGCATTAAATCAACCTTTACAAGTGTTTGGAACAGTATCAAGTCAACGGTATCTAATGTGATCAACGGTGTGAAGTCCACTATTTCAAGTGGTCTGAATGCTGCAAAATCCACAATATCAAATATACTTGGTGCAATTAAGGAAAAGTTCAGCAGCATCTTTGAAGGTGCAAAGAACATTGTAAGTAACGCTATAAACAGAATTAAAAGTTTCTTCAATTTTTCGTGGTCATTGCCACATTTGAAATTACCACACATTTCAATCAGTGGTTCTTTCAGCTTGACACCGCCAAGTGTACCGCACTTTGGTATTGACTGGTATAAGAAAGCAATGGACGATGGTATGATCATGAATCAGCCGACTATTTTCGGTTACAATGCTAAGTCAAATCAGTTCTTGGCAGGTGGTGAAGCCGGAAGTGAAACGGTTGTCGGAACACAAAGCCTTATGGATATGATCAGGGTAGCGGTTAATGAGGAAAACGCTTCATTACTGGAAAAACTTGACCGGATTCTTACAATCCTTGAAAGTTATATGCCTTTCATTCCACAGCTTGCGAACCTGAAACTGGTAACAGATACAGGAGTGCTTGCAGGTGAACTTGCCCCGGCAATGGATGAAGAACTTGGTAAGATTTTTGATAAGGAAGGGAGAAGATAAGCCTTGATTCAGGGTGTTACATTTGGAATTAAACACAGTTATGAAGATTTTGGGCTTATCCTTTCTTCAAAAGAAATCGGATTGCCTACACCTAAAACAGAATCAGTCAGTGTAATTGGTCGCAATGGTGACCTTGATCTGACTGATGCGTTGGGTGATGATGTGAAGTTTGAAAACAGGAAGTTATCATTTACTTTTTCCCTGTTAAATGGTGCAAGAGATTGGACTGCAACACTTTCCAATCTTTCCAACTATCTGCATGGTAAGAAGATGCGTATTGTTATGGACGCTGATAAAACTTTTTATTACTGGGGACGGTGTACAATCAATAAATTCAAAACAGATCGTACACTTGCCATTATCACAGTTGATTGTGATGTTGAACCGTACAAGATTGAAACAAATTCAGCAAGTGAACCGTGGCTGTGGGATGTATTCAGTTTTGTCAATGGTATTATCCATGTAAATGAAGTGAAAGTAAGCGGAAGTAAAAAAGTAAATCTGATTAATCGTGTCAAGATTGTATCACCGACATTTACCTGTTCAACAGCTATGAAGGTGACACACGAAGGTAATACTTATAGTTTACCTGCCGGGGAAACAACAGTTTATGACATTCGTTTACAGGAAGGTGATAATTATGTGACATTTACCGGAAACGGTACAGTCAAGATCAGTTACAAAGGGGGTTCATTGTAATGTACAGAGTATTATGTGATGGACTGCCTATTTATGATTTACGTGATGAAAACCTTGTTTTGATTGACCCTAAACTTGATTTAGAGGTCAACAAAGCAGGGGCTTTTAGTTTTAAGATGCCACCACAGCACCCACAATATGAATTACCACAAAAAATGCTGTCATGCATTCAGGTATTTCAGGATGAAGAAGAAGTGTTTAATGGCAGAATTACAGAATGCAAAATTGATTTTTATAACCGTAAACATTTTACTTGTGAGGGTCAGCTTGCATATCTGAATGACAGTATACAAAGACCTGCTGAATATCATGATATGACAGTCAGGGGTTATTTAGAATCATTGATTACATCACACAATGAGCAGGTAAAAAAAGATAGACAGTTCAAGGTTGGTATTGTCACGGTAACAGATAATAATGATTCATTGTACAGGTACACGAATTACAACAGTACCATGAAAGAAATCAAGGAAGATTTGGTTGACGATCTTGGTGGTTATTTACGTGTAAGGAATGTCAATGGAACAGCTTATTTGGACTATATAAGTGATTATGACAATGTAAGTACACAAAGTATTGAGTTTGGTGAAAATCTACTTGATTTCAGCAGAAATACAGATGTGTCAGATATTGCAACGGTATTTATTCCACTTGGTGCAAAATTGGAAGAAAGTCCAATAGCTGCACTTGAACAGCGGTTGACTATTGAAAGTGTAAATAATGGGTCTGATTCACTTGTAAATTTGGACGCTGTAAAGAAATTTGGTTATATAACCAAAACTATTACTTGGGATGAAGTTACAACACCAAAAATGTTGTTATATAAAGCAAATAAGTACATTGCTGATTATCAGTGGGATAGTATGACACTGGAAGTAAACGCTGTTGATATGCACTGGACTGATGCAGATATAGAACAGTTTAAACTTGGTGATAAGATCAAGGCACATTCTTCACTGCATGGACTTGATCGGTATTTCCCATTGTCGAAAATGTCAATACAGCTTAACAATCTATCAAGTAGTAAATTCACACTCGGTACAGTAGTTAATACAAAACTTACTGCAAAATCACAGACTATTTCAAATACTGCATCAAAGGCAGTTGAAACAATACCTGTACCGTCTGCTATAGTAAAACAGGCGGTTGATCAGGCAACAGCACTGATTACAGCAGCAACACATGGTCATGTGGTAACCACAGCCAACGAACAGTTAATCATGGACACTAACGATGTAAACACAGCCCGGAAGGTGTGGCGGTGGAATCTGAACGGTCTTGGTTATTCGTCAACCGGGTACAATGGAACGTATAAG